TGTCAAAAATAGAAGTAAACACAGTTGCACCACAATGCGGAACTACTTTAACACTAGGTGAATCTGGTGATACAGTAACTCTTGGCGCTGGTGCTAGTCAATCTGGTTTTGGTAGAACAGGAACAGTAGATTGGCAAACAGGAAGTATTAAAACATCGACTTTTACAGCAGCAAATGGAGAAGGTTATTTTGCAAATACTACAGGTAGTGCTTTTACAATGAATTTACCTTCATCTCCAAGTGCAGGAAATATAGTATCAGTAAAAGATTATGCACAAACTTTTGAAACAAATAATTTAACAGTTGGTAGAGGTGGTTCTAATATTGAAGGTGTTGCAAACGATATAATTTTAGATGCAAATGGAGAATCAATAACTCTTGTTTATGTAGATGCAACAAAAGGTTGGGTTTTAGTAGGTGAATCATTAACCCAATATGGACCAGAATATATAGCAGCTACAGGCGGAACTATTACTACTTGTGGTAATTTTAAAATTCACACATTTACAGGACCTGGAACATTTCAAGTAACTAATGCAGGAAATTCAGGTGGATCAGACAAAGTTTCTTATGTGGTTATAGCTGGTGGAGGTGGAGCTGGTGGTGATGGTGGTGGCGGAGGTGGAGCTGGTGGTTTTAGAGAAGGTAAAGACGCACCAACAGATAGTTATTCTGCTAGTCCTTTAGCAACAACAGGTTTAACAACTCCTGCAACGTCTTATCCAATTACAGTTGGTGGTGGAGGAGCTGGGGGTGCACAACCCGCAGCAGGAGCAGCAGGAGTAAATTCAGTATTTTCGACGATAACATCTACGGGTGGAGGAATTGGAGGTGGACGAGGAGCAGCTGGAGATGGTGGTTCAGGTGGAGGTGGTCAAAGAGGTTCACCACAAACAGCCGGTTCAGGAAATACTCCCCCAGTTAGTCCCGCACAAGGAACAAATGGCGGCCCAGGTGGTCCACCAAACGGAGATGATGGTGGAGGAGGCGGTGGCGGTGCTACTGTTGCAGGATCATCAAACGGTCCTTCTGGTGGAGCAGGCGGTGGAGCAGGCGGAGCCGGAGCAACAAGTTCAATTAATGGAACTCCAACAGCAAGAGCTGGAGGAGGAGGTGGTGGTTCATCACCAAAATGTGTTTCAGGAGCAGGTGTTGCAGGTGCTGGCGGAGGTGGAACTGGAGTAACAAGTGGTTCAAATGCAACAAATGGTACAGCTAATACTGGAGGCGGTGGTGGAGGATCATCAGGTGGTCCTGGAATACCAGTTACTCAAGGAGGATCAGGTGGTTCAGGTATAGTAATAATAAGGTACAAATTTCAATAGGTAAATTATGACAAGTAAAATTAAAGTAGATAATATAAATAAAGTTTCAGATGATTCAAACATCATCAAAAAATGTGGAACAACTACCACAATCGGATCAGGAGCAAGTAATCCTATTGTTGTAGATGGATCTGCAGTTACATTAGGTCGTTGTGGTGGTACAGTTGCTTTAGCAAGTGGTGCAACACAGACAGGTTTTGGTAGAACGGGAACTGTTGATTGGCAAACAACTCCAAAGACAGCAACATTCACTGCAGTTAGTGGAGAAGGTTATTTTGCAAACACATCAGGTTCAGCTTTTAATATGAATTTACCAGCAGGTGTCGCTGGAGCGATAGTATCAGTAGCTGATTACGCTGAAAGTTTTGATTCTAATAATTTAACAGTTGTACCAAATGGTACAGATAAAATTGGTGCAATAAATGAAAATGCAGTTTTAAGTACAAAAGGTCAATCAGTAACTTTTGTATTTGTAGATTCAACACAAGGTTGGATTAATACTATGGATTCAACTTCTAATGTTAGAGGAAATCCCCCTTATATTGCAGCTTCAGGCGGTAATACTACAATCACTTGTGGAAATTTTAAAATACACGTATTTACAGGCCCTGGAACTTTTTGTGTTTCAAACGCAGGAGGTGCATCAGGTTCTAATTCCGTAGAATATTTAGTTGTTGCTGGTGGTGGAAGTGGAGGTTTTGGAGATCCGAATGGTGGTGGAGGTGGAGGAGCTGGTGGATGGAGATCACGTACAGATTTAACTCCCGCAAGTCCTCTTAATGCTCCAGCAAAATTACCAGTTTCAGTACAAGGTTACCCTATTACAGTGGGTGCTGGTGGAGCCGAGGCAGGCGGCAATGGTAACGACGGAAATAATTCAGTATTTAGTACAATAACATCTGCTAAAGGTGGTGGTGGAGGTTATTCATCTGGAACAGCGGGACACCCTGGTGGTTCTGGTGGAGGTTCACCAAATGGACAAGCAGGTGGAACAGGTAACACACCTCCAACAGCTCCTCCGCAAGGAAGTGATGGAGGTGATGGAGCACCTAATGGTCCAGCAGGTGGTGGTGGCGGTGCAAGTGCTGTAGGACAAGATGCAACTCCTTCAGATGCAGGTGATGGTGGAGATGGAGCTTTTATAACAGGTCCTTTTTTTGGTCCAACAGCACCAAGCTATGGTCAAGCACCCGCTCCTTTAGCACCTAATGGAAGATATTTTTCTGGTGGTGGTGGCGGTGGTCCTCCTGTAGGTGGTGGTGGAATTGGCGGAGCTGGTGGTGGTGCTAATTCTTCAAGTAGTGCTACAATTCGAGCTGGAACAGCCAATACTGGTGGTGGCGGTGGTGGAAACTGGAGTGGTAATGGTGGCGCCGGAGGTTCAGGTATAGTATTTATAAGATATAAGTTTCAATAGGTAAATTATGAGTGAAATAAAAGTAAATAAAATTAGTCCAAGAACAGCGTGTGGTACAACCACATTAGGGGATAGTGGCGATACATTCACAATTCCTGCTGGTGTATCAATAACAAACTCTGGTACTGCATCAGGGTTTGGTGCAACAGGTGCTGTTTCTTGGAATACAACAGTTAAAACATCAGGATTTACAGCGGTAGCTGGTGAAGGATATTTTGTTGATACAACAAGTGGACCAATAACAGTTAATCTTCCTGCAGGAACTGCAGGAGCAGTTGTTGGGTTTAAAGATTATGCAAACACATTTGATACAAACAATTTAACATTAAATTTAAATGGTTCAGATAAAGCTGGTGGTTCAACTACTAATCCTGTTTTAGCAGAAGAAGGTCTTGCAGTTACATTAGTTTTTATAGATTCAACAAAAGGTTGGTTAGTTACAGATTCAGGTTTACAATCAGAAGCTCCAGGACCACAATTTGTTACAGCAACGGGTGGAACAATCACTACTGTTTGTACAAATTTTAAAGTTCATACATTCACAGGACCAGGAACTTTTTCTGTTTCTAATGCAGGTAATACAGCAGGATCAAATACAATTTCTTATATGGTAGTAGCAGGTGGTGGTTCAGGTGGAGCAACTCACGGAGGTGGAGGTGGAGCTGGTGGTTTTAGAGAAGGTAAAGCAAGCACGTGTTCTTTTACAGCTAGTCCATTAGCATTAACTTCAGGTTTACCAGTTTCAGCTCAAGGTTATCCGATAGTAGTTGGAGGCGGAGGTGCAGCACCAGCTAATCCAGTTCAACCTCAATATGCAGGTTGTTCAGGAAATCCTTCAAGTTTTTCAACAATTACATCAACAGCCGGAGGAAGAGCTGGCGGAGGTGGATCACCTCAAGGAGCTGGAGTTGACGGCGGATCTGGAGGTGGTGGTGGAAACTCTGGACCTTCTGCTGGTGGATCAGGTAATACACCTCCAGTAAGTCCTTCACAAGGAAATGATGGTGGTAATGGTAATGGTAGTGGAGGTACCGGAGGTGGTGGTGGAGCAACTGCTGCAGGAGTGCCCGCTCCAGGTTCAACTAACACTGGAGGAAATGGTGGAGCAGGAGCAACAACCTCAATTAATGGAACTCCAACCGCATTTGCTGGAGGAGGCGGTGGCGGAGCTAGTGGAGGTTCTTTAGGATGCGGTGGTGCTGGAGGTGGTGGAGCCGGAACTGTTACTCCTAATGCTTTAGCCCCTTCTGGAACAGCAAATACTGGCGGTGGTGGCGGCGGTGGCGGTTCAAGTGGTGGTGGCGGAGCTGGTGGTTCAGGTATAGTAATAATAAGGTATAAATTTCAGTAGTTGAATGGTAATTAAAATTAATATATAAGGAGAAACATTATGGCACATTTTGCAAAACTAGGATCAAACGGAAAAGTTATTCAAGTGTTAACACTTGATAACAAAGATATGTTAAATGCTGATGGTGTTGAAGATGAATCAGTAGGTCAACAATATTTAGAGACACATAATAATTGGCCTGCACAAATGTGGATTCAAACATCTTACAATACATCAGCTAATACACATTCAGGCGGCGGAACACCTTTAAGAGGTAATTACGCAGGTATAGGTTATACTTGGGACGAAGATAATAATATCTTTTGGCCAAAATCACCTTATGCATCTTGGGTAAAAGATACTACAACTGCATCTTGGAAATCACCAATTGGTGATGCTCCAGCATTAACAGCGGAACAAGAATCACAAAATACAGCAGATACTCATAGATGGGGTTATGGCTGGAATGAAGCTAATCAATCTTGGGACTTGACAGATAGCAAAGCATAAATTAAAAATGGTGGTGGTATGCAGAAGAAAGTATTAACAGAGCAAGCTCTATATTATGGTGACGTGGCAATGCCTAAAGATTGGGACATTGACCGAGATAAGTTATCAGGTGATATTTTACAATCAGTAATTCAAAACAAAGATTTTCCGTTTTCACGAACCTGGGATATGTTAAACACATATATACGAGATCACGTTGGTATTGAGTATGGTGTTAATTTAGTTAACAAAGAAACGTGGGGTAACATCTATAAACCCAGCGAGACTACAATTCCATTACTAAATATAGATCCAGTAGATCTACGTAACTCTCCAGATTATACATTACTTTATGGTGTAAAAGTCAAAGATTGTAATGTTCGAATACACTACGAAGATAACAGACGTAAAGGTAGATCTTGGGATATACCACTTACAAATAATATGTTCATTATGTTTCCATCAACTAATATGTACTACTTAACTAACAATCAAAAAGATTCATTAAACTTTGTACAAACAATAACTTATGAATATATCTAATTACTATTGGTATTTTAGTGGTGTACTGACACCTAAATTTTGTGATGATGTTATAGAATATGCTAAATCACAAAAAGAAGTTATGGCTAGAACAGGTGGTTATGGGGATAGAAAATTAAAAAAAGAAGAAGTATTAGATTTAAAAAGAAAAAGAAACTCTGATCTTGTCTGGCTTAATGATACTTGGATATATAAAGAATTACATCCATATGTGCATAGAGCAAATCAAATGGCAGGTTGGAATTTTGAGTGGGACAGAAGTGAGTCTTGTCAGTTTACAAAATATAAACTAAACCAATATTACGATTGGCATTGTGATAGTTGGGATAAACCTTATAAAAAAGAAGGACCCGACAACGGTAAGATTAGAAAACTATCTATGACTTGTCAATTAACAGATGGTTCAGAGTATCAAGGTGGTGAATTAGAATTTGATTTTAGAAACTATGATCCACATATGAGAGACGAATCAAAACACAGAGTGCAATGTAAAGAAATATTACCAAAAGGATCTATTATTGTATTTCCTAGTTTTGTGTGGCATAGAGTTAAACCAGTAACATCAGGCACAAGATATAGTCTTGTGGTATGGCATTTAG